TCCTGGGCTACAGCAGAATATCTTGAGGATGGCCAAAGATCTGTTGATGAGTGCAAGATCATTGCTCAGAACTATTTTGTTGCAATGCATGAATGGTGGTCAGAGCGCGATAACCGCTGGAATGTGGTTGTTAAAAAGAACGGTGAGCGCGTGACCTTTGGCGTTAACAATGACCAGACTCCGTACTATTTCAAGGACAGAGAAAAAACCATCAAGACGCCAACTGGCCAGGCCAAGAAGATTGTTCACTATGTCAAGGAGCACGAAAGAAAGTACGGCGACAAGATTACGGTGGTCAAAGAGCACATTCGCGGCCTGCAAGAGTTTGAGTGGGCCGGCTATCAATGCAATGTTATTTCACCAAAGCTTCAGGCAAAAACAGCAGCCGGCTTTACTGCCCCATCAATAGATGATGAGGGTGATGAGGATACGGGCAATGTTGTTTACCTTAGTAAGCTGGGCAAAGTGTTAGCAGATTCTGAAGAAAGGCGGTCAGCATGAGTGAACCAGAATTAAATATGTGGGAGAAGGCCATGGGCTGGCGCAAGCGGCAGATGGTTAAGTCACAGATCAACGAGGTATCACAGAAGATACGGAACGACACAATCGAAGAGGTTGCCAAGGAGATAGAGAAAATGACGGCCTTTGGGCAAGTCACAATAGACAGTTTCACGGTTTACATAAGGAGCATGAAGAAGTGAATGGGTTTGCAAAACAACAGCTATCAATCGGAAGTAAGCAGCCGGTACATCAATACAAGGAGTGCAATTACTGCAATGAACTAAAGCCGCCAGAGGGTGGTATCCAACTTAGCCATACAAAATGGCACTGCGCCTCTTGCTGGGCAGGCCGCGCATCTAAAAGAACATCAACAAAAGGAAAATAATGACCGAAAGAATTAAGCTGCAAAAGATCCGCCTGGATGGCGGCACACAACCACGCAAAGAGATTGACGAGCCCCTGGTTCAGCACTATACCGAGGTATTGCTAGAGGGCAAAGATAAATTCCCGCCTATCGAGCTTTGGTTTGACGGCAAGTCCTACTGGCCAAGCGATGGTTTCCACAGATTTCACGCACACAAGCGAGCCGGCTTTTTAGACATCGAGGCCACAGTCAGTCAAGGCACCAAGCGCGATGCGTTTAAGGCCTGTTTAAAGGCCAACAGCAAGCATGGTAAGCCACGCACACCGGACGAACGCCGCTATGTGGTTCAGATGGCCTTAGAAGACATTGAATACGGCGATGCATCAGATCATGTGATTGCAGAGCTGTGCGATGTGTCAGTCCAGACAGTTGGCCGTGTTCGTAAAGCGTTAGGTCTTGAGAAGACTTCAACAGTTGGCAAGGATGGCCGCCGGCTGAATACGGCAAACATTGGCCGCCCAACTGCGCCCCCTCCAGAGCCTGAATACACCGAAGATGACAAGATGCATGAGCTGGCCATTGAGCAGATTGCATTGACAGAAGAAAATACAAAGCTCAAAGATATGCTGGCCATCAAGACGCTGCCCGTGTCTGAAGAGGCGCGCGCAGAGGTTCAAGAAACTATAGAGTCGCTGCGAGCCGAGGTCAAAGACCTTGAGTTCAAGCTCCGCACAATGACCCAATCACGCAATGAATTCCAGAATAAGAATGCTGAAATGATCAAGCAATTAAATTATTGGAAGAAGCGCGCGGAGAGGTCAGAAAAGGCACTAGAATCTAAATAAACCGAAGCTGGGCGGTATCCCAGCAGGAGAAATCAAATGCTAAGTTTAAGACCGCATCAAGCGGATGTAGTGGAGAAGCTCGCACAGGGCTTCAAGGACGGCCACAGAAGCCAGCTGCTATACGCCCCCACGGGGTTTGGCAAGACAGAGGTGGCCATGGCCATCATGCTAGAGCAGGCCAAGCAGCTTAAGAATGTGGCCATGGTGCTAGACCGCATTGTGTTGGTCAATCAAACCAGCACCCGCCTTGGTAACTACGGCATCAACCATGGTGTCATGCAGGCAGACCATTGGCGGTATCGGCCTTACGAAAAGATCCAAGTATGTAGCGCGCAGACCTTAGAGAGCAGGGATAACTTCCCTGATGTCTCTATGCTCATCATTGACGAGTGCCACGTGCAGCGCAGGCAGATCATTCAGTTCATCAAAGACAGGCCGGACATGAAGGTGATTGGCCTCACGGCTACACCTTTTACCAATGGCCTGGGTGACACCTACACCAATGTTGTTGGTGCCAGGCCTACCGGTGAGCTGATCGAAGATAAGTGGCTTGCTCCGCTAAAGATATACATTGCCAAAGAGATCGACATGACGGGCGCCAAGAAGGTGGCCGGCGAGTGGTCATCTGATGATGTGTCTGAGCGCGGCATGAAGATCACTGGCGACATTGTCGAAGAGTGGATCAACAAAACAAATGAAGTGTTTGGCGGCCCACGCAAGACAGTTGTGTTTGCCTCCGGTGTTGAGCATGGTCGCGACCTTGTGCGCCAGTTTAATGAGGCTGGTTATAACTTTGTGTCGATCAGTTACAAAGAGGATGACGAGTTTAAAGCCGAAACAATCGAGGATTTCAGCCGTCCTGACACGAAAATTAACGGACTAATTGCCACAGACATACTGACCAGAGGTTTTGACGTCCCCGATGTGATAATTGGCGTGTCGGCTAGGCCGTTCTCTAAGTCGTTTAGCAGCCATGTGCAACAGATGGGGCGCATCATGCGGCCATATGAGGGTAAGACCTTTGGCCTGTGGTTGGATCACTCAGGTAACTATCTCAGGTTCAGAAAGGATTGGGACAAACTGTTTGATGAGGGTGTGACCGAGCTGCAGAACGGCGCCGAGGCTGCAAAGAAAGAGCCGACAGATAAAGAAAAGAAGGAAGCCAAGTGTCCGGCCTGCAAGACTTTGTGGGTCTGGCCTGATCGGGTCTGTGGTGAATGCGGGTTTGAGAAAGCTCAAAAGCAAGTCCTGAATGTCCCAGGTCAGTTGACAGAGCTGGAGATGACCAAGCGCGAGGCCGTGTCTGAGAATCAAAAGTTCTACTCTGAGTTAATCTTCTATGCCAAGGCGAGGGGATACAAAGAGGGCTATGCCGCTGTTAAATACAAAGAAAAGTATGGCGTTTACCCCCGTGGATTGCATACAAGCCCCGCACCAATTACCCACAAGACGGCCTCATGGATCAAGTCGCGCAATATTGCATGGCTTAAAGCTACGGGGAAAGCATGACATTCGAAGAATTCGCAAGGGATCATGGCTTGATGATCAAAGACTTGGTGTTGGATCGCTGGGTGCGTGTTGGGACTGACGACCATCCCCGAAAACAGAATGGTGCTTACATCTTTGACGGCCACAAGGGGGCAATCATTAACTTCGCTGTGCATGATCGGCACATACTTTACAAATCTAGTGAGCCGTTCGTGCCTGACCCTAATGCTGCAGCCAAGAGAGAGGCGGCCAAGCGAGAGCAGCAGCTGCGTCAGCGTAAGGCGGCAGACAAGGCCGCATTCATTCTGAACAATGCTACGAAAGAGCAGCACCCCTACTTGATTCGTAAAGGGTTTCCGGACAAAGGATTGGTCTGGAATAAGCTTCTTGCTCTGCCTATGCGCGTGGGTCAGCACTTGGTTGGGTGTCAGCTTATCCAGGAGGATGGGACTAAGCGGTTTTTGACGGGGCAGCAAACCAAAGGCGCCAGTTTGGTGATCGACAACAAAGGCCGCAATATTCTGTGTGAGGGGTTTGCCACAGGTATGTCTGTGCGTAGAGCAATGAAGTATTTGCGCGAGCGCTATACGATTCATGTGTGTTTCTCTGCGGGAAATATGCTTGAGGTAGCTAAGAGCCTGCGGGATCCGCTGGTGATTGCAGATAACGACCCTATGGGGGTGGCCACGGCTAAGAAAATAGCCTCATGCTACTGGCTTGGATCGGAGGGGGAGGATTTCAACGATACCGAGCAGAGGATTGGCACCCAGTTGGCTGCCGAATCCCTGCGCGGGTTGTTGTAAGTTTGACTATTCCAGCTGGAATAGTGGGAATCAATAGCAATGTTTGTTGAAAGCGCGTTCATAGGCTGGGTAGTCTTTGAACCCGCCTTTCTTAATGCACAGCTTCAGGAATGCCGGACTGAGAAAAAATCCCTGGCCCATCTCCCGGTGCGACTCGCCCAGCTCATGGTATTGCTCGCCGTTGTAATGCTTCTTCAAAACAAATTTGATTTCTTCCCAATCATCCATTGGCAGCTCAATATCGTTTATCCGGCCATATCCGTCATATGAGCCTTCTAATTTGTCTCCGTTGGGCAATAGGGCTATGACAACATTCAGCTCGTCATAGGGCAAAGAATCGGCCACTACTGGCAGGTTTGTTTTGGCGCAGGTTTTAGAAAAATATCCCATGATTAGGCCGCCTCTGTTTCGGTTGGTTGGATTTCGATTGTGTCTTGCTGATAAGTTTCGAACACGCCGAACTCTTCGGTAAGACTAAAATAATTGTTTGCCACTTGATAGGCATCGTCTTCTGTGTCGGCTTCAACTGTATAAGTTTTAGTGACAATAGCTTGAATTGTTACATCGTATTTCATGGTTTCACCTCGTTAAAGTTTTCGTCAAGGTGGCCAGCATCTTGCAAAGCCACTTCAATATTGAAAATAAAATCCCGGATAAAGTTCGGGGCGTCTTTGCCATCAGAATAAAAAGCCTCATTGAATAGATCAATAACATACTTGGCGCCCTCCGGGTTGCCTTTGAATGACAGGCCCTTGTTCTCGGCCTGAATCAGCTGGCGCTTTTCGGCGTTTTCTTGTGCTTTTGTTTCCCACATTTTGTCAATGCGCGCATATGATTCGTCTTTGTTTGTCATGGGTTTACTCCGTTAAAGAAATTTCAAGGTCAGCCATCTTTTGCTTTTGTTCAATGATGAATTCTTGTAAGTTCTCGAATTCTTCAAAGTCTTCAAGCTTGATCGCTGCACAATCCAGCTTTTCCAATAGGTCGCTCAAATCAAAATAAACGCATTGAATTTGCTCAATAATCATCTTAGATACAGTCATGATTTAAAAATCTCCGTTTGTTGGGCCAAAAAATAGCCTCGTTTTACTGGCTTGAAAAAATAGCCTCATGCTACTAGCTTGAAAGCCTGGTCATGGGCGGCCTGTCCGGCCCGGGGGCCGGTGCGTGGTGGGCGGCTGTTGGTTAGTGCTGGCGCTGGGCCTCATTCAACCCGCGAGAAAATAACCGGCGGGCTTCTTCTTTGTCGGCTTCCGACTCCAGGGCCAGCAGAAAATAAAAATTTTGAATCGCGGCCTTTGATCGGTTCAGGTTCTTTTGCTGCATGGCCCGGCCTACTTTATGGCCGGCTTCAATGTAAAAATGCTCTGTTTGTTTCATGATGGGCCTCAGTTGAATAAAATTTTGCACAGCTGCGCGGTGGTGCGGCCCGTCATGATGGCCAGCTGTTGCAGCGTTAACCCGGGCCGAGGCCCATAGTAGTAATTAATTATTTCTTGATCGGTCATGATGGGCCTCATATCGTGCAGCAGCCACAGCATGGCGCATCTTCACAGCGGCCCTTTTTGTTGCGGTAAACCTCAGTTTTCCCGAATCTAAAAACATCGCTCACGCGCGGGCTGGTCGTTGTGAATTGGATTGTGTCGGCGTCCGGTTCAAGCTGGGCCGTCCGGCTGTTGGTGTCGTATATGATGAAATCCCCGGGGTTTATCCGGGCGCCTGATAGGCTGCACTTTCCGGGGTATTTGGCGCGCATTGTTTTCAGCATGATTTAACCTTTCAAAATAGGGATAACTTTACGGGCCAGCTTGTCAGTCTGCGCGGCCTTGCTGCCATGGGCGCGAAAACCCACAATAAAATCACGATCGGCCCGGCTGCACCATGGTTCAAAATTGCCGCAGCTCTCACAGGTTATTTCTTCGCGGGTTTGGGCCTCACAGATCACGATCAAGCGCCCGGCGGGGGTATGGCTGACTTTGGGCGTATCAATGGGCACAACGGCCACAACGGGCCCGGCGCCGGTGGCTGCCAGCTTGTCGGCGTGGCCGGCGTTGTCTGCGCTTAGGTTTATCGTAAAGCCCCAGCTGTTGGCGTGTTTAACCCACTTCAGGGCTTCGGGCTGGTGTTTGTGTGTGTAGGTGAAACCGCGCCGGCCCTGGTTAGCTTTCACGATTAAACCCAGCGCGTGAGCGTCTACAGCTTCACCTTTCCCGGGTAGATCACCCACTACAGCAAAGCGCCAGACCTGTCCGGGCGGTAAGCTTTGAATGTGGCCGGCCAGCTGCTGCACCGGGGCGCCGCGCTCGGGTACCTTATCCCAGCTCATGCGGGTATGGAAATCTTCACCATAGCAGCCGGCCCGGTAAAGGGCGCAGCCAGGCGGGCAGGTGTCGCGCAGGTTGTAGGTAACTGGAAGCGGGCCGGTTTTGCGGTTTCCGCTGTTTCTAATGAATGTGTAAAGCATGGCGGGCCTTTTAGTTAAATGCGGGGGCGGTTGCGGTTATCTGTTCGACAATTGCGGCGGTTTTGGCTGGGTTTATCTCTTCGCCGCGCGGCTGATAAAGGCGGTCAATAATTGTTAAATCATGGCCCAGCAAATAGGTTCCGTTGTCGCCGTTGTCGCGGTCGGTGCCGGCGTAATGCAGCCTATAAACTGTCATTCCAACATTGCAGCGGAAATAGTGCCGGGCCAAGAGTTCGGCCAGCTGGTCGAGGGTTTCGGTTTGTGCTGCAGCTGTTGGCGCGTGGCGCAGACCCAGCGCCCGGGCGGCGTCAATGAAACCTTGAACGCTAGCGCGTCCGCCGTTCCAATGAAGATATATTGCGGGCGCGTTGTCGGCGGTGTTGAATGTTAAAACGGCTCTGTTTCCCATGATTAAAACCCCTTTGTAAAAATATCAAAGTAAACCAGGGCGCCCACAGTAAGGGCGCCGGCTACGATTAGGACGGCGGCAAAATCGGCCCCAGCTGCTGCGCGTTTTTCGGCGCGCTCTGCTGCAGGGCTGTAGTGCTGGCGGTGTCTGTGGTGTTTCATTGGCTGCATTTTGATTCTCTCCGGTAGATATAAAGGGCGCAGCTTGCGGCGGCTGCAGTAAAAAAGAAAACGGCGGCGCCTGGCAGCCAGCTAATCGGCGCGGGCAGATAGGCCCAGCAGGCCAGCTCAATAATGGCGCCGGCGGCCATCATTGCCCCGGTGCTGGCTTCGCTGTAAATGTAAAAAATGCGGTTTAGTTTGTTTCGCATGGTCGGCCTTTCAGGTCATTAGAATTTTTTTAAGCTCTGCAATTGCTCGGCCTGTAATGGCGGCCAGCTGCTGCAGCGTCAAGTTAGGGTGTGTGTCGTAATAGTCGCGGATTTGGTCGGGTGTCATTGGGGGGCTTTCAGTTTGTTTTGACCTGGGAAGATTCACCCTGGAGCAAATCGATTAGTTTTGACTCAACGGCCAGGGCATGGCGGCGGCTCAGTCCGGCGGGGTCTAGCAGGTCGGTTTCAATCCACATAAGGCGGTCGGTGGTGGCCTGGTATATCTGCGAATCCTCCAGGGTGAGGGAATCTATGAGCTGGGATAGTGTTTTCATGGTTTGCCTTTCAAGCGTTTAAGTGTTTAAGGGTGTGCAGCTGCTGGCCGATACCCTGGCCAGCAAGCGGGCGGGAAATGTTGGGCCAGCTCTCAACGGCGGCGGCGTAGTTCTTACCGGCCAGCACAGTAATGCTCCGGCCTTTATGCTGCTGCAGCTGCTGTTCTGTCATTGCAGCCCAGACCCGGCGCTGGTGTGCGCTCATGTCTGTGAGTGCGCGGTTATAGGGCTGCAGCGGGCGCGTGGTGCTTACGGCGCCATGTAGTGCTGAGAGAATGATTACATCTGCGCCGGCGCGCTCTGCTGCAGCCATGGCCAGCTTGAACGCTTGGCCCTGGTAGAGCTGGGCAGCTGGTGCGTTGCGGTCAAGCTTTGCAGCGCTGCAGGCTATAAGGTAGAGGGGTTTCATTGGGTGCCTTTCGTGAGTGGTTAAAACATGAATAACGATTAGACCAATTCATGTGTTGACTTGTCAAGGGGTTTTTTAACAGTATTTGAAAAATATTTTTCGCGGGTTATTGCCTGGCTGTGATGGCCAGCTGGTGAGCGTAAGGGGCCAGCATGAGGGTTTAAGTTGCTGGAATTACTCCAGGGCGAATCCGTCCGGCGAAATCCTGGAGCATTTGCAAAGTGTTGCGCGGTCTGCTATGTTCGGGATTCTTAATTTGTACCTATACAAAACACCATGCCACAAAAGTTAACGCGCGCGCAGATCAAGGCCGGATTAGATCAAGTTCCCATTGAGTCGCTGCTAATGAGCGGAGAAGGTAAAACACCCAGGCTCACGCATAAGCAGAAGGCCTTTGCTCATGCTGTCGCATTAGGTGAGACTAAAGCTAACGCCTACCGGAAAGCATACAAAGCAAAGCCAGCAGCCAGCACAATTCGATCTGCGCCATATGAGCTAGCCGCGCACCCGAGCGTTTCCAGAGAGATAGAAGCGACCAGGGCAGCGATAGAGAGCGCTAAACATCGCACCCCAGCTCAATTGAAGGCCCTGCTGGTGCATGAGCTGGTGCAGCATAGCTTAGACCCTGACTTTCCCCCGGCCCAGCGTATGCGAGCGCTGCAGTTGATCGGAAACCTTTTTGAAGTGGGCGCTTTCCTGGAACGCAAAGAGAGCACCATTGTGCACAAGAGCGCAGACATTCGGGCGCGCTTACTCGATAGGCTGCAGGCCCGGGCGCCAGCTGCAGCGGCCAGCGATGCTGTCGATCTGCTGGAAGAAATCCGGGGCGCTGGCATAACGGATGCGCCGGACGCAGACCCCACCGCACCCGGGGCCCCGCCTGCAGGCCCGCCGGCGCCTGGCGCCCCATCACATACTGTTTCACTCATTCAATCATCAAATAAAAAAGAGGGTGGGGGCCCTTCCGAAATAACTGATGTTGTCAGCGACTTTGATAAGCCATGACCCCCCTATGTGTTTTTATATGCAAAGTGGCGGGGGGTATATATTTTTGACTATTCCACGTGGAATAGTGAACCTTAACGAAAGCTTACATGAGTTTTAAGATTGACAGTCCGACTTGTATTAGTTTTAGTGGTGGGCGTACATCGGCGTATATGCTGCATCGGATCCTTGAGGAGAATGGTGGCTTGCCTAAAGAGGCGGTTATATGTTTTGCTAATACGGGGAAAGAGGATGAGGCGACACTTAAGTTTGTAAATGATTGCGCGATTAATTGGGGTGTGGATATAAGGTGGTTGGAGTACAGGTGGGATGAGGATGCGAAGAAGAGGTGGGCGCTTGTGGATTATGAGAGTGCCAGTAGGGATGGAGAGCCTTTTGAGGCGGCGATTAAGTCTCGGGGGTATTTGCCTAATCCTGTGACGAGGTACTGTACGACTTTACTGAAGATCCGGCCTTTTGCTAATTATCTTCATACGATCAGTGATGACTGGGATCAGATGGTTGGGATTAGGGCTGATGAGCAAAGGCGGGTGTCGAAGATACGGGCAAATCCAGTTGAGGATAGGTTTTACAGGCGGATGCCTTTGGCAGATGCTGGTGTGACGAAAGAAATGGTGGGGGATTTCTGGAGGCGCCAGCCATTTGATTTAGAGCTGCCGAATAACAATGGGGTGACGATGCATGGTAATTGTGATCTTTGTTATTTAAAGGGTGGGTCACAGGTTTTGAGTTTGATCACAGAAAAGCCTGAGAGGGCTGTGTGGTGGGTGAAGATGGAGAAGATGATTTATGAGAGTGCAGAGAAAAAAAGCGGTGCTGTCTTTAGGTCTGACCGGCCCAGTTACAAAGATATGTTGAGCTTTAGCCAGAAACAGATGGATATGTTTGATCCGGCAGAAGAGGCGATAGCTTGTTTTTGTGGGGATTGAGATGATTCAGCAGACTTATGAAAAATGCCTGGAGGCGTGTATGACTGAGAAGCAGAGGACTGTGTTCCTTGTGATAGATGAGTATTGGAGAAACTATGGATATGGGCCTTCTATAGATGACATCATGTTCCATACTGGGGACAGGGGGCGCGGTAATGTTCACAGGGTGGTGAAGAAGCTTTGTGACTTAGGGATATGCAGGAGGGCTAAGAATTCGGCACGTAGTGTGCGCCCGTCTTACTTGAGGCTGAGAAACCTTGAATAAGAAACAACAACTAGAGATGCAAGAGGAGCGCGACCTGTTTGTCAGGAGGGTAATGTTTGCTCTTAACCTCTCGAAAGAAGAAGCCGCCGAGGCCGCTGAGACTTTCTTTAAGATGCCTTCTAACGAACAAGCCTCTTACCTTGACGACCTTGACGCATTAGAAGCCAGCCAACAACGAGAAGAAGCTTTCGATGACTTTAATAAGTTTGCCCATGCGATGTGGCCGGGGTTCATTGACGGGCGCCACCATAAAGTTATGGCTAAGAAGTTTGAAGAGATCGCCACGGGGAAGATAAAGCGTCTGATCATCAATATGCCCCCTCGGCATACGAAGTCTGAGTTTGCCTCGTATATGCTGCCGGCTTGGTTTTTGGGACGGGATCCTAGTAAAAAGATTATCCAGTGCTCGAACACCGCAGAGTTAGCCGTAGGCTTTGGCCGTAAGGTTCGTAACTTAGTAGCCAGTGAGCCGTTCTCTAAGATATTCCCCAATGTTAATTTGAGGTCTGACAGTAAAGCCGCTGGCCGTTGGTCTACAAATAAAAACGGAGAGTATTTCGCGATTGGGGTAGGCGGTACGGTAACAGGTAAAGGTGCTGACCTACTGATCATTGATGATCCTCATTCTGAGCAAGAAGCCGCCTTGGCCGCTGGAGATCCTACTGTCTTTGATAAAGTCTACGAGTGGTACACATCTGGGCCTCGCCAGCGTCTCCAGCCTGGAGGAGCGATTATTGTCGTGATGACACGCTGGGCCAAGAGAGATCTGACTGGCCGGATCTTGCAGTCTGCGATAGACAAAGACGGGAATGATGACTGGGAGGTGATTGACTTCCCTGCAATCCTTCCCTCTGGTAATCCCCTATGGCCAGAGTTTTGGAGCTTAGAAGAACTCCACGCCCTACAGTCTGAACTGCCTGCTGCTAAGTGGAACGCCCAGTACCAACAGAGTCCTACGTCAGAGCAAGGCGCGATTGTTAAACGGGAGTGGTGGAAAGAATGGACAGACGAAGACCCGCCTAAGTGTGAGTTTGTGATCCAGTCTTGGGATACGGCGTTTACAAAGAACGAACGCTCTGACTATTCCGCCTGTACGACTTGGGGGGTTTTCTATTTGAACGAAAACCAGAACGATGCAAATATTATTTTGCTTGATGCGTTTAAAAAGAGGATGGAATTCCCAGAGTTAAAAGAAAAAGCCTTTAACCACTACAAAGAGTGGGAACCAGATGCGTTTATCGTTGAGGCCAAAGCTTCAGGAGCGCCATTGATTTATGAATTAAGGGCGATGGGGATACCTGTTCAAGAGTTTACGCCGTCTAGAGGTAATGATAAGATGGTGAGGATCAATTCTGTATCTGATTTGTTTGCCAGCGGTAAGGTTTGGGCGCCACCTACGCGCTGGGCTG